ATTACACGACGACAAACCTCATGCCATCTTTCCTTAGTTCCATCTTCCTTCATGCGAGAATATGTACGAATAAACGTAATCTCTCCAAGTGAATTTTCTGCTGCATCTTTAAATCCAAATGGGCTCTCTACGTTTTTGTACTTTTCTACAAAATCCTCTGGAAGTTTAAAACTAAAAAAATCTGACATGTGTATCGTCCTTTCAAAAACGGAATAGTGTTAAGTATAGCAGAGTTTTGTCAAAAGTAAAACTCTACCTAAATGTATTGTTGAGAGTTATGCAAAAACTAATTCGCTAACAGAATTAGTGAATCCAGTGTTGAGGAACCATATACTTAAAACCACTCTTGACTAAGTGTGCTGTGTGGTGATAAGGTGGCGATGGTGGAAATACAATAATACTTCCAGCCTTTGGCTTAACTGCAAAATGATATGCGTTAGGATCGGCTTTTTCAAAATCTGAATCTGGAGTAGGTCCCTGAATAGGCCCCTTTGGATCTCTAATTGTAAAAGAGATTTCTCCTCCTTCGTAATCGTCGTTAAGATACATTACGAAAGAAACCTTTAGTCTTTCATCTCCCTCTTGCTGATCAAAGTGTGCACCCATGAATGTTCCAGCCATATACTTCTTAATTGGATACATTGGGAATAGTTTTGGCTCATCTGTTATCCCGTGGGCTGCTGCGTAGTCTCTTGCTACATCGTCAAATGCCTTTTGCAATGTTGAATAGATATATGTGTTTTTTTCATCAGAAGGATCTGCTTCGGAGATACTCTTGTCTGTTCCATAGACATAGTGCTGACCACTACACGCCATCCACTCACCCCATTCATCCTTGTTGTCATTCTCAATTGCTTCAACAAGTTTCTTTGGGTCTTCGATTACATTTGTGTAATAGTAAACCTTTTCTTCAAGTATTTCTCTGTCCATTTTATATCTCCTTAGTATTTATGCTTTTCATACCAGCCTGTGACTTTTATGAATCCAACTGTAACATACCTGATGGGGCCTTCTCCAACATGCCTTACTCCATGCTCATATTCTTCGTTTCCTGGAAATATAAGCAATGTTCCTGGCTTTGGTCTTAACTCTGAGTTTTCTTTATTTTTAAAGAATAACTCTCCATCCTTATAGTCATCATTAATATATAGTATAGCAGCATATTTAATTGATGGGTCTGTGTGTTGATCTGTATGAGACTTTAGTTCAACTCCTGGCTGCATTCTTTGTATGGTCCCAAATCCACCAAGTTCTAGGGTGCTATCTGCTAAAGATATTAACTCTGAAAGCCTTATCTGAAGAGTTCTGCTTATTGGTTTGCGTGTAACATCTAAATTCTTGTCTTCCCACCCAACAGTTATTTCAAATTTGCCTTCTGCTACTAAATTATCTACATCATCTCTACCAAATTTTTCCATACAAAATCTAGCAAGGTTTTTAGTATATTCTATGGACCAGTCTTCGTTTGGAGTTGTTTCAATTATTTCCAGTATATCCTCTAGTTCGTTTTCTTTTAAAAAGTCGGTAATAAATAGAACCTGATCATGATATACCTCAGTTGTGTAACCTGCCTCATCAAATTCTTTTTTTAAAAACACAGCCATCTACATTTCACCTACTTTATACTTATTGCCTTCAGCATCTAACTTCCAACCTTCTTTTAGAAGTTCTTGCCACTCTGCTCTTTCAATTTCTTGCTTTGCTCTAGTCTCTTTCATTTCTTCTGCCCAGGCATCTCTTAGTTCTTGAGGATAGGCATCTTCTTCACGATCATCCCAGAATGAACCAATAGTGTACCTAACTCCACTAGTTATAAGAGTTACTTCATGCATGTTGTTAAATCCCCCGTCAAATGCAGCAAGCATTCCAACCTTTGGGGCTAAACTTATATCTTGGTCTGGGAACTGTAACATTCCACCTTCAAAATCATCATTTAAATATAGAAATGCTGCATATCTACTTCTTGTAAAAGCACCAGAGTTACCATGCTCATCTGTGTTGTCAGAATGCTTTCTTGCGTATGCTCCTGGCTCCCACTTTTGTGTGTGGTATCCAATTTGAGAAATTATCTTTGGATCAATGTCATGAACACTTGCAACAGCATCAATAATTCCCTGTTTCATTTGTGAGAATATGTCACTTGGCAATCCTTCATTTTCTACATGCTCATCATTGTCCTGTGGCAATACTGAAGAGTAGGACTCGTAAAAAGATATTGGCATCCATGTAATCAAGCCAAGTTCTGCATGCTTGTCTAAAACCTTTACAAGTTTCGCAGCAGTTTCTGCATCAATAAAATTTTCATAAACAACTATGTCTTTAGTTATTCTGGTTTTATTTTCTAGGTTCATTTTATTCTTTTCTCCTTATCGGCATTCATCTTGTTAGGATGTGCATCTCTAAACTTTTGCATAATGTCTGGCTGCATTTCTTTCCAAACATCTTTTCCAAACTCAGCCTCTTTTTCAAACCATTCATCATCACCAATTTCATACTTCATCCAATACATTCTGCAAATATATTTTTTTTCTTTAGTTACAGGCATTACCCCATGTAAGTATACCTGACCTTCTTTAGTTAAAATATCTGGGTGGCCAGACGGGAAGATTAGGTGATCTCCTGCTTCTGGCTTATACATGTAGGCTTCTCCATCAACTATAAAATCGATCTCTCCGCCCTCGTAATCATCATTGAAATATGTTAGTGATGTAATCGCAAACTTGTATCCTGGACTAGTAATTGGCTCTCTAATATAATCAGAGTGATAGGTCATTGCTAAAGGCTCATCCAAATCTGTTCTATATCTTGCTATTGCTGGTCCGTTAGTTGTCCACTGATTAAATGACTCCCCTTCACGGTTTATTAAAATCTTGTCTCTGTCAAACTCAACATTGTTTCTTGATATGTAGTCTTGAGTTGCTAAATGAAAGTTTTCAAAAACCTCTAAAATAGTATTTTTTTGCAACTCTTCTTTTTCATTTTTTGTTTCTATTTTTCTTATTTCTTCTATGCTCATTGTGTGTGGATAATCTTTAAACAGTGGATTCATATATTCTCCAAACTGAGACCACTGTGTCCAAGGACTAAAAAGAGCATCTTCATCCTCATCTTTTAATACAGCCATTGTTTTTTCAATGTCTTTAAAAAGATTTTTATATACAAAGATTTTTGGGTATAGTTCTATAGGCTCTAAGATTTTTCCTGTCATGGCTTTCTATCTCCAGTATGCTCTGTAATCTCCCAGAAGAATGGGCAAGTATATCTAATACCACTTTTAATCTCTGTTACTCCGTGGATATAATTCATATCCCCTGGGAAAAAATAAGCAGCACCCTTCTTTGGCTTAAACTGAACACCTTGATTTGGGAAGTATAGTTCTCCTCCTTCATAGTCTTCGTTTAAATAGAAAAGACTTGAAAGATCGTAGTTTGGAAAATCATTTGGAAGTCCTGCGTCAGGACCTTCATGTAGTTCCTTGTCTGCATGTGGCTTTTGAAACTGCCCTGGAAGCCATCTGACGATGGTTGTGCCAGTAGGGATGACCTTTACCTTATAAAACTCCTCAACGATTGGCTTTAGCCTTTGAAACAGCCCTGCAATAATAGGAGCAATTGTTGGATCATTTTTATCCAAAGTTGGGCTAGTGGCAACTCTATCTTTCCAGTAATCTGAGTCATAAACAACTGTTCCATTTTCATTAACGTGGCTTTGAGTAACATCCCAAATTGTTAAAGACTTAGCAGCCTTCTCTAAAAAGTCCATTTCTGCTTGAGTCATAAAGTTTTCTAACTCAACAATCATCTCTTTCCCATTTCCAAACCAACCAGATGGGGTCATTGATGGCTTTCTAACTACTACTGATGCTTCTTCTTTGTTCATAATTTGATTATATCATAGGGTTTAAATCCTACAAGTCTCTCTCAATCTCTAGTTGTTTTAAAAATCTATCTGCACTAAATCTCCAGTTGTCTTTTGCAAATGAAGTTACAATCTTAATGCATAAGTCCTCGTAGTCTTCTTTATTTAACTTGTCTTTAACTGAATGCAATGCCTCAACTGTATCTATATAGTTTTGTCTAACAAAAGATGGGTCTCCAGCATGGTTTCTTTTTAGTACTTTTGTGCTAATTTTTCCAGACGGCTCGTAAAGTGAAACAGTTAAATATTCTTTTGCAAATCCAGCGTCTTGATACATTTCGTACCCCTCGATGGCCTGAGCAATATTATCAAAAGATATTATAGATCTTACTGGAGATTCTCCATCCCTAGAAACTGTAATCATGTAGTGACCAGCCTTGCCACTTTTTGTATTTTCTATATATTCTTCGACTATGTCTTTATGGCTTGGCTTTAGTTCGCTCATTGTCTATTTTGACCAATCTGGTTATTGACAATAAGTTTTAGTGTTTTTACTTCATGAGTACCCAAGGATTCTTGTTTTTCATTAACAGCATTTCTATACCAGTCTGTCCATTCTCCTGAAGAATTCAAGACCTGGGCTGCTTGGCCATAGGCAACGTTTGCTTCCACTCTTTTATTGTTTTCATCTTTATATTCAACAACATTAATAACTGTATTATTTAGTTGTGTGAGAGATATAGGAATTAGGGTAGCCAATGGTGTGCCAGACTTAATAACTATCTTTTCTTTTGCCTTTTTTGCTTTTATTGCTAATGGCAATGGGTTGTCATAAAAAGAAGTACTTATCAAATTAGACATGGTCTCAAAATCTTCACTAAAATAATTTACTGGGTTAATAGTTAAAATACTAACATCTTGATCTGTTTTAAAAATTAATCCAGTATTTAAACTTATAGAAGATTGACCTCTTCCACCATAGGAGCCCTGCGGAGACTTTATAATTTCTACATGGTCTGATGTTTGATCATTTATTCCATCCCAAATAAACTCAATGTCTTCTTTACAAGATAGGCTATAACCAACAACGTTGGCCTGTGTTACTGGAAAGCATCGATATGCATGGTTTTCAGAAGTTTGATCCATCCAGTCTCTCTTTATTGACATTGGAGATATTTTAAAAAGTGAGTCTGGGGTTTGTTCAGCCAATATATTAAACATTAGTCTGCCTCTGCACTATACATTTCTGGAGTGTGAAACTTTTTGCTGTAGTCAAGCATTGTCACAATGGAGTACTTTGTTCCACTGGTTACTGGCATTGCTTGATGAGGATACATAAAGTTTGATGGGAAAATAAACAGATCCCCCGCTTCTGGCTTAACCTTTAGATTCTGAAGTCTAAAGAATAACTCTCCTCCTTCATAGTCATCATTTACATATGAAACTAAAGATACTGTGCAGTTATAAGAAAACCCATGATCGTGGTGTTCCATAAAGTGCTGTCCTGGACCGTACTTAATAAAGTTAAATGCTTCCCAATACTTTAAGTTATTAATGTTATACATTCTGCAATAATCTTCTACTGCTGGTAATTTTACATCATATAGGTCTTGCCAAAGAGACTGAAGATTTAAGCCTACTGGACTTTTATCATGCTCTATATCGGTTTTCTTAAACTTGAAATCGTTACAATCTCTGTACTCTGGCATAAGTTGTTTATATCCAACATACGCTGGTTGCCAACTATATCCAGTCATATCTCCTTCTGGTTTTAGGTTGGACTCAATTCTATTAATAACGTCAATCTCTTTTTTAATTACTCCCTTGTAACAGATTATTCCATTCCCAAGATCTTGTTTGTCTGTCCATGTTTGCATTTGTATCTCCTATTTATACTCTCTGCGTGACCAAATTTTTTTAATGTATACTCCACCATCGGGTTGACGATAGAACTTTGCGTTATCTACCATTTTACCATATATAGAGGACTGATCTAAAATTTCTATACTGTGTTCCCAATTTTCTCTTTTAAAAGGAAGAACCTGCAAATATGGCGTTCCAGCAGGAATTGTGCCTTCCCATCCATCGGCAATAAAAAATGGAAAACTGCCAAGAAGATGAACTTTGTCTGAGTCAACAATGCCAGTAGTATTTAAAAATGGAAGATCAAACCTGTTCATTGGTGTCATAAATAATGCACTGTACCCTTCTGGCAATTCCAGCCCCCATGGAGAACTCCAAGCAAAATGATGCTGATAGTATCCTTTTGGATGCTCAAACTGTGGCATTGGCGGTCTCTGAGTACAAAAGTCTTTATACTTGGGGTCATCAATTGTTACATTAATTATCCCCTGAGAATTTTTAGCAAAGGTTAGATCGCAAGGAGTTTTAAATACATACCCAGTTGCAAACGCATCCATAATTGCAGGACATGCTTTCCATGTAGGGATCTTTCCATAGTCATCTGTTGTGCCTTCTTTAGGAAATGGACAAACCTCTTTTGGTGCTTTGTAGTATTCTCCATTTGGCATTTTAGCAAATCTGTCTGCATCTTTATACCAATCTGGCATTTCTTTTTGTGTAGGAACAGGAACAGAAATATCTTCTTTGTTTATCCAAGGCCTAAAAGATGTAAACTTTGCAATCAAAGACACTACTTGTGTCCTAGTTCGTTAATGTCTGTCATTACGACAACACAATACTTTGTTCCCTTTTTCATTGGCAAAGATGCATGTTCATAAATATAGTTAGATGGACAAAGAAGGATATCTCCTATTTTTGGAGTATGTGTATAATTGTCCATTCTTGGGAACTTTATCTCTCCACCCTCGTAATCTTCGTTTATATAGATAACAGCCGATACTGTACAATTATATGCTGGGCCATGATCTGCATGAATATTGAAGTGTGTTCCTTCTCCTTCATATTTTACAAAGTTAAAGGCTTCATAATATATTACATTAATTCCCCAATACCGTGCATAATCGTCAACACAGAACTTTAACTTTTGATAGATTTCTTCATGAAGATCTATAAGTTCTTCGTTTTCACTATTTCTTGGACCTAAATTTTCTTGCTTATACTTAAAGTCTACACAGTCTCTTGCCTTTTTTATTGGCTGATTTGAATTTGTAACTTGTGCTTCTGACCATTTGAATGTTCCACCATTGCCGAGATTTGACTCAAGAATATTGATATATCTTTCAGAATCTTCTTTTGAAAATACGTTCCTATATAAATTTATTCCAAGTGCTGGATTTTCAACCAGAATGTTGTTGCCAATAGTCTTTGATGGATATCTGTTTAGAGATGTCTCTGATCTATCTTTTGTAAACCACTCATTTGAGTTCTCATCATAAATGCTCATATTTCTCCTTTACTTAAATTATACCCTATTCTAAGTTTATCTATAAAAATAAACTACCACTTACCCAATGGGCAGGTGGCATTTTGTAATTTGGTTTTGCCCAACATGAAACAACCACATTTTTTGCACTGTTTTGTAAGTTGTATTAACTCTGGACACTCAAGACAAATACTGTATCTTTCGTCAGAAACTTCTTCTTTTACAAGGGGTGTTCTAGGATCTATTAAATCCCAAGGTCTAGTATCTCCAAGATTTTCTTTCCACTGTTGCCAAGGACTTAGTTTTTTCTCCACTTAGGGTTTATCCTTAAGCAGATGGTGCTATAAAGTTTGTACCGTCCCAAGTCCATCCCAACTCAACTTCTGAGCCTTGCGGTACTTCTAATACCGTTGGACTTGAAGAAAGTGCTGCTGCAAGAGCAAGGTGTTGGTCTGAAGATGTTTCCTCAAAAACAAGGTCTGGTCCGACCTCTCCATCAACTACGAATACATATCGCTTCATTTAGTGCCTCCTTGTTTATTTTTCATGATTAAGTATATCATACCTTAGCAGTAGATACATGTGTTTCCACTATATCCACATCCACATGTTACTCCACATGGGAATCTAGACATACAACTACCCAGACATGTACATCCGAAAGATGGGAAGTAAGGTGGGAAGAACGGGAAGAACGGTGGGAAGAACGGGAAGAACGGGAAGAATGGTGGGAAGAATGGGAAGAATGGTGGGAAGAACGGGAAGAACGGGAAGAACGGTGGGAAGAACGGGAAGTAAGGTGGGAAGAACGGGAAGAACGGGAAGAATGGTGGGAAGAACGGGAAGAATGGTGGGAAGAACGGGAAGAACGGGAAGTAAGGTGGGAAGAATGGGAAGAATGGAGGGAAGAATGGGAAGAACGGGAAGTAAGGTGGGAAGAACGGGAAGAATGGTGGGAAGAATGGGAAGAATGGTGGGAAGAATGGTGGGAAGAATGGGAAGAATGGAGGGAAGAACGGGAAGAATGGTGGGAAGAATGGGAAGAATGGTGGGAAGAACGGTGGGAAAAATGGCGGGAAGAATGGGAAGAATGGGAAGAATGGGGCAACAGTTGTTACGCTATTAGAGGCAGGGGATACAACAGAAGATCCATTTGCGTTATTTGCTCTAATAGTATATGTCTGTGCTGTATTTGCTTCTTGTGTAACTTCAACGCTTGTTCCTGTTGCTGTTCCAGTTTTTCCATCTGATGAGGTCCAGGTATAGTTAACAATTGCTGAACCACCATTTGCGGGGGCAGTCCAAGAAACTGTATCCTTATCTACACCTGCAGTGGCAGTTGGCGCAGACATTGTGGCTGGCACAGTTGTTACTGTTACTGCAGATGAAGGATCAGAAGGAGCAGAAGTTCCTGCAGCGTTAGTTGCTGTAACCGTAAATGTTGCAGTTGCTGAAGAGGCAATCCCAGTTACAGTAATTGGAGAAGATGCTCCAGTTGCTGTTTGACCAGTGCTTGATGTTACTGTAAAAGATGTGGCTGCTGGAGAAAGCGCAGGTAAAGTAAATGAAACAGTCACTGCTCCATTATTGAATGCACGACCAGTTCCTACGTTTGTAGCACTAGTTATCGTTGGCTTTAATGGCTCCAAAAAGTCATTTGACGCTTGGGACTTTCTACCTGTCTTCTTACCTGCTGCCATTTCTATCTCCTAATTTCTTATTGAATTTTGTATTACGCTGTCAAATCGCCGTAGACAACCCAGGTATTTGCTGCTCTCTTCATAAGAGTTGCAGAAGACCATCTGGTTCTCAACTTTAGACCTGGTGTTGCATTAACTGTAACTGAACCAGAAACTGGTGCAATTGTAACCTGACCTGTGTTGGTTTGAAGAATATCAATAGTGGTTCCAACTGGATAGTTCACTGTTGAGTCAAGTGGGATTGTTAATGTTGTTGCTGATGTAGAATCAACCTCAATCATTGAGTCTCTGTGTGTTAGTTGGGAAAGAGAATATGATGCTGTCTTTTGAACGATAGGAGTTCTTGATGGAACGCCTTCTTTTGTCTGTGTACCGTCTGAGAAAGCAACTCCAGTTGAAACTGTTACAGTTGTTGCCTCAAGACCTGCAAGTGCAAGGTTATCAAGCGATCCCTGACCAAAGTCAACGGTTGTTGCTGGCTCTGAAGTTACTCCCTGGAACAACTTCCACTTAGCATCAGATACGTCTCTTACGAGGCCTGAGTGCTTTGCTGTACCGTCGTTGTAAGCAACTACTAGACCAAGGTCTACTGTGTTTGCTGCATTCTGGTGAGCAAGTTGAAGCATGTTATCTTCAATTACGATAGATGTTGATGATGCATTAAATGTTGTTCCGTTAACAGTTAAGTTTCCATCAACAACAAGATTCTGGTCAATTTCTACTGAGCCAGTAAATGTTGCTCCTGCAAGAGAAGCCTTTGCATCAAGTGCTGTTTGTGTAGCAGTTGAGACTGGCTTGTTTAGGTCTGATGTATTATCAACATTTGCAAGGCCTACTGAAGACTTTGTAAGTGCTGC